CTATTCTACTTTTAAAAATGTGGGTGTCATCTTAAGCCCCGACTCATCATAGGTTATAACCATTTCAGACACTCTTACTTTGGCATCAAAACCGTTTTCTATCTGTACAATGTCTCCTGAGTAAAAGTCTTTTCCATACGCATATGTCGTTGACTCGTAGATATCTCCTTCAAAGGCAGCTATCATTGGGTATTCGGCTAATTTTTCTGTGCCTCTCTGATCCAATAATTTATTATAATCAACTAATGGGATAACTGTTTCGCCACTATCAGACGATATATCTCTAGCATCAACAAAGACCTCTTTTCTAGCCATACCAACCCCAGCTCCAATGGCGGAATACTTTCTAGCCGCCCCTTCCCCTTCTCCAGCAATATAGGCTACATTTCGATGATCTTTTGAAGAGTATATATACTGGCTGCTTTTAAGATTCTTAAAACTTGGAGAAAAAGTTATATAAGGATTTATCTCTTGTGAGAAGGACCTATCTACCCCACAAACTAACTCAAACTCAAATTGATTATTTTCATTTAGAGTCACCCTAAATCCTATTTTATTTGATTCACATAAGCTAACTATTGCCTCATATACCTCATCTCCGGTGAACTGCGTGTTAACCGTTAGTGCCGTTATTTTAGGATTGGTGCTAGCTTTAAATACAAAATTTGGAATCTTTCGATCTAGGTTAGTTGGACTTATAACATTTTCGTCAAGTATCTTTTTTATACCATCTTGAAGATTACCAGTTAGGGTTGTCATATATGCAATTACTCTCCATCGCAAAATGGTTTCTAGAGAATTCCCACTAACCGGTATTACAGTTCCTGCTTCTTCGTCATATTCTGAATTTATTGATTGTATGACCATTGTCTTATCCGAGACATCTGTTTGTAGGTAATATCCGTCTTTTATCGAATTTACTATTTCTGCTTCTGGATTTAAAACTATCTCAAATTCACCTTCTGCCGCATATCGGTCTGTCCATACTATAGAAGAAAAAGACTCTATCTCATCAATTTTTACGAATGATCCATTTAGGACAATTATCTTCATATTCTAGACTCCCTCATATATAGTTTTATACGACATGGTTATCATTAAATTTTCAAATCCCTCTTCTGCAGCACAGGCTATTATGTTATCCCCAGGAGTAAGCAATATCCATTGTGGAAACTTACCTAAGCAATTTATAATATTAGTTGTGATACCGTTTCGCAATAAGGTAACTGTTCTGGATTCAGTTGTAGTAGAAATAACGATCTCATCTCCAACAAGTATCCCTTGTCCCGTAAGTGTCTGGAGTTTCACAGTATCAATCTTTATTAATGTTTTATTAAAGGCATTATATATAGCTATATTCTTTGCTGCCCCTAGTGCCTTGATTATTATTTGCATACCGACACTTGAATCTCCTTCATAAGTCATAAGTTGCTCTGAGCGCTTATCTATTTCGCCAAAACTTATTAACTTATCAGATAGACTATCATTGCTAAACGGCATTGAAAACATTGGAGATATTCCATAGAAGACAGTTGATTTTTCTGCTAGTTCTCCACAATCTATAAAATATGGATCTGGACAAAGTATAGATATTTGTGCTCCGCATTGAGGATCAAATATAGTTGGTTCATTACTCTCAACAATTCCACTTATCATGCACTTTCTGTTATTGGTGGTTATTTGCAATTTAACCACCCCTTTTATCGGGAAATACTTATAGGTCGTTTGTCTTAATGTTTCTACATCTCCCCCTATGAACACAAGAGATATCACTATATTTCTATCTGATACTTTAGCTGAATTAAATATTGAGCCATCTAGAGATCCGTTTGGGGACATATTAATTGATGCTTTAGGTGGTCCTAGACCAGTTATATCAGTAATTAGGAACCCAGATTTCTCTGGGTCCGCCAATTCCAACAATAACGTTTGGTCTGTGTAATTTGTAACGGCTACTGATTTTATCATACTGGCACTGTTACTCCTTTCAACATAGCAAACTGATTTTTTGTTTGTCTGTAAACATCCGTACGTGAAATTGCCTTAGGTGATGTGTTATACTGGTTAAAGTTATACGTAGGTTGACTTATAGCAGCCTGGTATTGGCCATTTTGAATATTGGACCCTGCCTGCTTTATGTCGGCCATACGGGTGTTAACACTTAAGGCTTTATCATAGTTCATTAATGTATTTATCTTATTTGCTCCATTTTTAACATTGGATAGGTCAAGAACTGGTGTTATCACAGGATTAACATTAATTTCCCCATTTAAGAAATTGTATATCTTAGAAGCGGTTGATGTTACACCGTCTAATGATGCTCCCGCTAATTGCTTACCGGCATCATAGGACTCTTTTATGCCCCCTATAAGATTGTTAACATACCCTTTGACTCCCATATAACCTAGTCTACCAAAGGCTCTTGATGGGGAGCGAACTTCTGTTTTCTTTTTAGTTCCTTCTAAAGCAGCTTTACCTAGTGCCGCTCCAGCTTTACCAGCAGAAGCCTTGCCGCTTAGTATGCCTTCTACGTATCCTTCTACGCAGTACTCGCCTGCTATATGGAAGGAATTGTAGGTTGACCGGATTGCGGTTATGGTATTCCCAACACTGACCATCATACTTGTTTGGATTTTTAAACTATCCAATCCGCTCTTGAGGGCCATCGCAAGTACTTTTCCCGTGTAAGTAAACCCTTCTGCATACCCTTTTAATCCTTGGATTATTCCAGATATAGGATTTGTAAATGCGTTTTTTAATGACTGACTCTTAGAGGCCACGGCATCTGTTGCCACAGTAAAGAAGCTCTTTATGACACTAGACAATACAGGCTTATTGTCATTAAAACCATTTATAAAGGCGTTAGCACTGTTTTTACTTAGTGCCTGTATAAAACTGTTAAATGCTGTTATTCCTTTTTGATTTATGTCAGAGGCATTTACTGCTGAGTTAGCTAGGGCTTTTATCGAATCTATAGCAGTGTTCAAATTTTTTATTTTTATATTTTCAAAGTTTTCATAAAAGTTTTTAACACTGCCTCCGATTTTTTCAACTTCCCAACCAAATCCAGATAATAGATTTTTATCCACTTTCTGTAAAGAGGTAGATAAACCAACCATAGACTTAAGGGGTTCTATTAGAGCTACAATCTTTTTAGTGCTTATTTTGTCTATGGCTATGCTATACTCCGCTAAGGAAGTTCCAAATATCTCTATCTCTGTTCCAAAAGCTTGAATTCCTAATCCATTGGTAGCTCCGGTAACGGGTATCATATTTGCCATTTTAGCAAGGGCCGTTCCTGCTTCTACTCCACGATTTACATCATCTGCAGATATTAGAGACGCATTTGATGAGAATGCTTGTAGATTAGGACCAAAAGATTTAAGTTGTATTCCAAAGTCTTTTAACCCATTATCTCCAACCCACCACGATAGGGCTCCACCCCCATTTGGTAGTTTTCCAGCCATTTCTGCTAGGGCTGTTGCTGATTGTGCGGCTTCTGTTATTTTATCATTTTTTATTTTGGAAACGTCGGCACTAAAAGTTTTTAAATTTGGTCCAAAAGCGGCCAATTGTACACCAAAGTCTTTCATTCCGTTATTGCCAACCCACCATCCTAGAGCTCCTCCCGAATTGGGTAGTGTACTGGCCATGTCTCCCAGACTCTTGCAGGCCTCTGCTACGGGTTTTATCGCTGATATTCCTGTTTTAGGTATGGTCGATATTAGTAAAGCAAAAGCTACTAATGATGGTGCAAATAATACTAGTTGTGCTCCAAAAGCTGCTAAACCATCTGACTTACCCATAATGAGACTCATTACTCCTCCTTCAAAGGGAAGAGCTGCAACCATTTCTGCTAGATATTTTGAACCTTGAGCAGCTTTTTTTGTAGCATCTGGATCTATGTCTTTTACCGCCTTGGCAAAAAGAGCATACCCTACTCCAAACGCGGCTATTTCCAGACCTATTCCGCCTAAGGATCCTTTACTACCAAATCCTAATATTCTAGCAAAGCCGGCCAATAGGTCCGTTCCAGCTAGCATTAACATTGCTCCGCATAATGCCTTTACTCCAGAGAAAGATTTAGCATCCAGGGTCTTTGAAATTACTATGAACGGAATAAGATTTATCATCATCAGCGATATATTAGATGCAATTATAGGGAGAGTTGCTGATATTTGGCCAAGAATCCCTTTTACAAATCCACCAATCATTTCTCCGACACCAGTGCTTATTTGCACTAGAATTGGAATTCCTTCATTTAAGAATTTCTTTAACATTGGAAATTTTGTAACTAGTGCTCCTATTATTCCAGCTAGAACGGCTATCTCTACCATTAGGGCTCCTAGTGCAAGTACCCCCCACAGTGCTGCAGGTCCTCCTAGTCCAGCTAGGGCTAGTAGACCAACTGATACTGACATTGCTATTAATAACGTTGATAGAGCAATAGCTGAACCCATTGCTTTTTCCGTACCTATCTTGGCCATTTCAGATATTACAACTGTCATCAATCCTGCTATTGCTACCATACCGAGTAGTGCTAGCATACCAACTGCTACTTTACTCCCTATGATGCTTAATAGGGCTACTGCTGCAGTCATAGTGGATACTAATATGCCAATAGATAACGTATTTTGTATTGCATTTTTTGGTTTAAGTGTGCTTAAAGCTACCACTAGTCCGGTTAATAGAACTGTTATAGCAACCATAACTAATATAGACTTATAGTCGTTTCCTATTTGTTTTGAGGCTAATATAACCCCAGCAAAAGTGGCCATGATTAAAGCTATTGCTACCCCTGCTTGTAATAGGCCATCTGGTTTTATTAATGACAATAATATCACGGTGCCTGCCAATATGGCAATGGCTGCCGTCAATGTTATTAGTGTCTTTTGAGTCTGTTTAGAACTGGCTGCATATTTAGTTACAAATACTATTGCCCCAAATAATACTATCATTGTTGCTATAGCAGCTAAGGCTTGAATCATTCGCCCCGGATCCATTTGTCCTAGAATTACCATTAGGGCAGTTATTCCAGCTAGGGCAACAGTCATTGCTATGATCATAACTCCGGCCTTCACGGCTTCTTTACCAGCATACTTAGACAGTGCTGTAATAGCCCCAAATAGTACAAAAATAACTGCTATTGCTCCCATTCCTCGCTGCATTACTGCTGGGTCCATTTTGCCAATCTTTTCCATACTAAGAGCTATTATTCCAAGAGATATTGACATTGCTAATATTCCTATTCCTGCCTGAACAGCATTTGGACCTGCCTTTGCCGTAGCTTTAATCATTGTTTTGAATAACATTAACATAACTATTACCATACCAAGATTTCTCTTTATTCCAGACATGTCCATTTGACCAATATCTTCCAGGACTTTTATGAATACTTTTAGGGCTACAACAGATAGTAGAACCGATAAGCCTGCTCCTTTGTTTAGTCCACCTGCCGATTTCATGATTTTTGACATTGCTAGAACTGCGAATAGTACAAAGACTAACGATTTTCCAACGGTATCGGTATCTAATTCGCCCGCTTTCTTTAGGGCATGAATCATTAGAGTAAGGGCTATACCAAATCCAATTAAGGTTCCCGCGCCCTTGTTCATTACTCCCCCGTTGGATTTTAGGACGTATGATACTCCAAGTAGGGCTCCAATTAGCCAGGTTAGTATGGCCATATTAGCTACCATGCCTTCTTTAGACATCTTCCCAATTTTCTTTAACGCCACGACCATCAGTAATAGTCCTATACTGAATCCAACAAGACTTACTGTAGATGCTCCCATACCCTTCATGTCGGTACCGAACTTTTTCATTACGACTGACATTCCGACAAGCACTCCTCCTAACGAGGCTAGTACAAGAACTAGTGCTCCAAGAGCTATAGCACAACCCATTAATTTGTCTGATGGAATTCTAGAAATTATAAATAATGCTGCCGATAATACCAATATTCCTTTTGCCATGGTTAGTAGTGCCTCAGCCTTTAATTTCTTTTGAAAGCCTTGGAGTACATTACCAAAATCGCCTAAAAGCTTAACTATAGCTTCCTTTGGACTTTTTATACCATCTATAAAGCCAAGTACTTTTTTTAAACTGACAAACAACCCTACACCAAGTCCTGCTCCTAGAATGTCCCCTAATCCAAATCTCTCTCTTATAGACTGGCCTAGGCTAGTTACTCTTTCTACGAAATAATCTAACAGCTCTCCGGTTCGGCCCAACTTTTCTTGGACATTATTTTTGAATCGTTCAAAAGCTTGCTCTATCACTTCTAGTGCTACAGGGACTGCTTTGGACGCGTTTTCCCCAGCATCTATAAAGTTTCTAACTATAGCATCTTTTACATTCTTAAGAGCATCCATAATATCATCAAAGGTTATTTTATCGAGTGATTTAAGGTTGTCATAGATATCCTTAATCTCTTTTACAACATTACTAGATCCAGACATTATAGCCATTTTGAATTTTGAGTATGCATCAGAGATAATGGTAATAGACTTTACTACTAATGGCGACTGTTTAAACTCTCCATACCAACTTCTTATTCTTTTTCCAGTATCTACTAATACTGGGCTGAGCTTTTTTAAGCCTCTTGCTACAATATTATTTGTAAATAGAAAATTATTAAAAGAGGTTGCAGCATCTCCTATGGCCGCGGTAACATCAAGTATATTTAAATCAACTATCCCAAACAATTTTCCTACTATTTTTAGAGCTATTTTAAGGACTCCCCCAGTAAGTTTTGTAAATATACTGACAATAGAAAAAAGTCCTTGGAAAGTTCGCCGTAAATTATCTACAGACCCTTTTGATATTTTTAGGCCTTGTGATAACTCGTTAATTTTATTGACTAGGTTATACAGTTGAGTCCCAGTCATTGGAGGAAACACGGTAGTCCAGGCCTTTTTAACAGATCCTATAATTTTTAAAAGGCTTCCTAATACATTACTAAATGCTCCTAGTAGTAACTCCCTACCTGACGGCTTATTCATAGTTGTCACTAACTTATTCATTGATGAATCGGCATTAAGAACTTCCGACGCTAATTGCTCTGCTGCGGCGGTTTGTTTTATTGTACCATCCGTGGTTTTAGTTAGAGCCTCAGACATCATGTCTGCAGTTAGCCACCCTGATTTTAAGGTCTTTTCTAAAGAACCTTCTTTTTTAATCATCTCTTCTATGGAGATATTATGGCTTTTAGCTACAGCTACAATGTTTTCCTTAAAGAGGTCTGTGGATAGTTTTACTTTTGTTAGTTTTGCTTCTACTTTTTCCCAGCTAGAAGTCATGCCGTCGGTTAGTAAGTCATTTCTAGCTTTTGCTGATTTGGATACTATTCCGCTTATAACATTTGATAGTTGTGTAAACAGGGTTTTAGATTCATTAAAATCGCCTATCAAGGTTGTCCAGGTTTGAGTCCATCCGGATTGTATTGCTTCTTTAGTAGTATCTTTAAGCTGTGAAAAGGTTTTTACTTTTGTCGCTGCATCTTCTGCAACTTGCGACATTTTTATGAGTTCGGTTATCTCGGTTTTATTTAGCTTAGATTTTCCGGCAATTGCCGCTGCTGCTTCGTCATACGAGGATGCTTCTTTTCTAATTTTTCCAATGGCATCTGCGGTTAGAGACGAGTTTTCGGCAATATACTCGTTAACCCCAGTTGTTGTGAACTTCTTAAGGGTCTCTGTTAATACATCCGCTGTAGCCCAGCCTTCTTGAAGGGATTCTCTAAAGGATCCTTGACGCTTGATCATATCGTCTACAGCTATTCCATGTTTTCTAGCAGTGGTTTTTAATGCATTTTGAAATACTTCGCCACCCATACCGGCATTAACCACTGAATTCCAATCCATTAGTTTCAGCGTTCCAGAGGCAAGGGCTTGCGATAATTGATACATACCCGTAGATGCCTGTAGTGAAGTTGAACCGGAAACAGCTGCTAAATTGGCAATACCTTGAATGGCGGCGGTTGATGTTTTCAAGTCTGTTCCTGCTGCTGTAAAGGTTCCTATATTTCTGGTCATTTCAGTAAAATTATATATTGTCTTATCGGCATAGGTATTTAACTCGTCTAGGGCGGCACTAACTTCTGTTAGAGTGGTTCCCTTTGATGATGTATTGGCCAATATTGTTTGTACTGCGTTTATTTGGGTTTCATACTCAGAGAACCCAGTTCCAATAGGATCAATGGTTAGGGCCTTTATAACTGACTTTCCTGTATTCACGGCTTGATTGGTAATGTTTGCTAGGGCGGTTACTGCAACTACCTCCATCGCTGAGAATTTAACTTGAACCGCTTCTACGGCACTAGCCATTGGAGCTAAACTCACTCTCTTTGCAGAGTCATTAACACTGTTTATTCCATCTGCAGCACCTTTGAATTTCAGTTTTTCTTTTAGGTTATTTAGTGTTTCTAAAGTTTTGGATACATTTTTCTCGAAGTTGGTGTTGTCAAATTTCATCGAGACTACTTTATTATCGTAATCAGTACTCATCTAGCTTTTACCTCCCTCCAAGCCTCATTTGCTATTTTCATGAATATAGGTTGTATTGCGGGATTTATATAGTCTATACCATCTACCCAGCCCCCATTTCTAGTGGCATGCCCGTATTGTATGATTATGGCTATAGGCACTCCATTAACAACATGTCTATTATGGAATGACAATATTGCCTGCCCGTTTGTTCTGGTGATCTTGTAATACCAAGATTCTGCTGTTAACCCAGTGTCTACAGGAGTTTCTGACGAAAGGGCTTTAACTCCGTCCCTACCATATTTATTGAGCAATCCCAGGTTAATGGATTCTCTTGACTTTTCCAAAAAGTTGTTTAGTTTGGAAAAATCGCCCTTTTGTCCGAACTCTATCATACTGTACCTCCTCTATCTATGTGCTAGGAATTGAATAGAACTAAATCCAGTGTATAACACGCCGCTTAATTCAGCTTGAATATATAGCCATTTTACACTATTACTAACTGAATAATATCCATAGCATCTTACCGGGGTTCCTTTTGGAAGTTGAACTAGTGCTTTCTTATTTGTTCCGGCATCGTTTCTACAGTATAAATTAGCGGTGGTAACATATGCTCCGGCATATGATGGATTAAGTATTGTTGCTGAGCAGGTGGCCGTCACTTTCTTTTGTGTTGGTGTTGGTGCTGGAACGGGAGCAACAGGTACTGGTTGCACGTTTCCGTTTAGGATTCGGTTTACTTCATTTTGAATTACTTTAGGATCATAACCCAATGCGGACAACGTTTGCTTCCTGTACTCTCCACTACCCCACTTACCTACAATTACTTCATGGGCAATCTCTGATACGGACTTTCCACTTATATGAGGTACAGGAACTGGTTCTACTTCCCTATCATATCTAGGAGTAATGAACCCTCTAATATATTTTCCATTAATAGAAACGGTTCGTCTCTTAACTGCCCCACCGTAGTTACCTTCGATTACTACAAAGTAACCAGATTGCTCATTTACATATTCTACAACCCCTACGTGATCCGGCCATCCAGTATTATCCTTAGATGTTTTATCTTGCCAGTCATATAATACTCCATCTCCATAAGCTGGAATATAAGCATCGTTCTCTTGCCAAATGCCCATTGATTTTGCAACATTGATTAACTCTCCACAGCCGATTTCGATGGGCATTATATCGGTGTATCCTAAAGTAATTGCTAAAACTGACCAGTATGCTGCACACCATTCCCAACTATATTGCATTTTGGTTCCTCTAGGGAAGTTTGTCTGGGTATTATAGATATCAATAATTTTCTTAAAAGATCCGTCTTGCTCGTTAAGGCCTATAAGTGACTTGGCATAGTCCACTACTGCTTGTCTGCTTCTACTCATCTTTATTATCCTCCGGGAAATATTTCTTTCTATTCATCTCATTTATCTGTTTGTGTCGGGCCATAGCTTCGCCCTTGCTCATTGGTTTTTCTTCCTGACTTTCAATACTACACACTTCTATAAGAGTTATTAGTTTGCTATAGTTCCACCGATCACATTCAAAAGGTATCCCATAGTGAGCCATCCAACAATATATTAACTCACAGGTTATTATTCGTTTTTTTGGTGATCCACTAACATTTATTCTGGTGGCGGTTCTGTTACTGTTTAGGTACGATTGTATTTGATCCTTTTTGGCCTCTACTATCGGCACATAGTAATCGATAGCTCTTGTACTGTTATCTAAATCCATACACTTAACATAGTATGACAACTCGCTCATGGTCAACCCATCTTCTGAGGCAAAAGGCTTGCAGTACTCTTCTTCCCATTTTGAAATGGAGTGCAAAGAGTGTTCAAGACAAATGTCTATTGACGGAAAGACTACGAACTGGTTTGATTTTTCATCCCATAGATTAGAAGCGGTCTGCTCCTGGATTAGGTGCAACATATTGGTCACCTCTCATTTCGCGCTGTTGTTCTTGGCTAGGGTATGCTATTGCTTCTACAGGCTGTCTTTGAGCAGGATATACTGTTGCTTCTACAGGTTGTCTTTGTGGCATATCAATCACTTCTTGAACCGGATGCTTACTTTCCGGTAAGATAGCTGCTACTTGTCTATTGTATTCTTCTTTGTATTCTTTTGAGCTAGCGATAGATAATGGAATGATACCGTTAATAAATTCAGCCGCTTTTTCATCATTAGTCATAAGCTCCACATATAATTGGTCATATGCTGGGGAGGATTTGAACTTTCTTGATAATGGATGGCCTTCTTCATCCTCTTTAAAGAAGAATCTACCGTCGGCACTTCTTTCTCCATATGAATCCAAGATAAACTTTTTAAGTAGTCTAGCTATTGCGGCCTGATCTTGCATTTTAATAACCCGTTGAAGTTCTTCTACAAAACCACCTTCATGTGTCGTTTGCAGTTCTAGAATCTCTGCTTCTGATAAATTAAAATATCCTTCTTCTTCTCTTTCTAGTCCTGAGAGATCTTTATATTTAAAGTTTCTTACTATCATATTAAATTTCCTCCTTTAATAATGAGGAGGCCGCTTGGACCTCCTCTCCTATGTTGTTAATTATCCCTGAACTGTGGTGAGTAATGTTTGAACTTCTGTTGGTAATGGTAATCTAGCCTCTACCGTTTCGCTTCCCCATAAGATAGTCTCGAATGCGGCTAACTTTGCTGGATCAACTTTCTTTGAATAAATTTCAACCACTGCAGAGGGTTTCTTTCCTGCAATTTCTTCTGGTGTGGTAGATATCTCCCATGAATTGGTTTCTAGTTCGACACTCTCATTAATTGTAGCATGAGTTCTCTCCGTTGGAGCTGCTTTACAATTGTATACCAAGTGAATCACATAACCGAAGTCTTCATTTTCAACATCATTACCTAGCTTTGTAACATATGACAAACCAAAAGGAGCTCTTGTCTGTTGTCTTACAGCTACTCCTGGAACTAGTTCTATACATCCATCGCAAGCATCAAATTCTTTTGGTGATGCAAAAGCTTCAATTTTGGATTTGTACTCTTCCTTATTGATGATATCTGCATACTTTCTGTTGTCTGCATATTGCGGATTTGATTCTGCTCCGGATGGACTTTCGGTGATGTTGGTTACACCATTCCAGGCCACTCCCTTAGGATACGTTGTTGTTACTTTATCTAATAGATATAGTGCAACTTTTTCGACACCGGCGCCCCACATGCGTTCTCCTGTAGCACCCCATACTAAACCTTTACCCATTTTTTATTCCTCCTTAGAAATATAATGTAAACACTTCATGATATAAACCGTTTTTCTCAAATCCAGATACTCTCTGTATAGATGGAAACTTTGATATTAATCCCGTCAATGGTTTGTCCGGATCATACTCAATTACGGTTACCTCATAGTATTGTTTCTGTACATATACTTTATTGTTTGCAAAACTGTTTTGTATATTGGATTTCTTATATTTTATTGCCGGATATTCCATTGTCGAACCCGCTTGAAAATACACATGACCGTCATAGTCTATAACGGCTTCTTCAAACAATGTTTGGAGCTTTAAGCTTTTACTTACCATTATAAATACCTCCTATAGTTACATTTACTCTAGGCTTTATATAGTCCGCAGTTTTTACTTCCCATTTGCGGCCCAGATATTGTATAGCCCTAATGTTACCTAGGTTGCTTATAAGGAACGGGTCGGCAATTATACTAAATCTACTGGATAGGGATATTGTTACATTCACCCCATCTGTACTTTCTATTCGCCGACCGTCTGAGATCTTATCTCCCTTACATGGCTTGTAAACCATTTTTTGCTCCACTACCCCAGGACGACTTGTCTCTTCTATAAGATATCCAATTGATCCTGAGAATCTAGCCATTTTGAATTCCTCCAATTAACCCTGTGCTACTGTGATGTCCTGTTCTACAATAATAGCCGCATTAGGTCTAACCAATGCTCCAGAACAACGAGTTTCAATCAGGTATTTCTGTTGGTTGAAATCGATATCAAAGTCGTCAAACATGTTAACTTCTCCACCTTTGTCAGTACCTACATTGTAGTCCGTAAGATTAACAATCTCTCCAAGTAACTCTAATGTTTTTCCTTCAACAACTCTTGTGAGACCGTCCATAATTGGAACCGAGATGATCTCTTTTAATCTTAACTTTTTAGCAAGTTTTTCTACATCTTCATATAGATCTCTTCCTGTGGTGTCTGTTAAGAGTAAGCAATCGGTAATGATTCCTTCTGGTAGGTATCCTGTTGGGCTGCCGGATCCTTTGTACTGTTTTCTGTTTTTAACAATGGCTCTGATGAACGCTTTTGCTCTATCGTCTCCTCTAGCGGTAACAGGGGCTTCTATCTTAACTTTTACAGAGTATAAATCAGCGTCTTTCCAGATAGGTCTGATACAATCTTCTTTGATTTTATCTTCGCTATCTACAAGTCTTCCGTCCCCAACAAGGAATGCTCTTGCCAATTCCTCATCAAGCATAACTCTCATTTCTGCTTTAAGGAACATCAACACATCATATCCTGAGATATCGATTATATCATCTCGATCCATTTTCTGTTTCTTGTATACAGTTGTTGGAACGGTAGTTCTCTTAAGCATGGAGAATACTTCTTCCTTCTTAAGGTGACCTTTGATATAACCCTTGGCTCTTGCTTCTTCTTCTGTAATATCAGCAACAACCGTTTTAATTCTTGCAAATGGACTATGGTGAGTATTGGTCATTACGTTCTGTACCCATGTCATTTCTCTGGATTTTAATACTGGACCATTTAAGGCGTCCATTGCATCGGGGAACATAACCTCAAGGTTTGTGATTCCGTGAGCAATAAAAGCTTCTTTCATGGATCCAAATCTACGGCCATCGCTAATTGCTGCCATAATCATGTCGCTGTGCATTAGTGTTTCACCTGTGTTGTCTCCCTGGAAATAATTATGTTTCATATCTTCTTCCTCCTCAAACTCTTCTTCGTCGTCATCATCGTCAAAATCTTCCTCGTCGTAATCGTCGTCATCTTCTTCATTGTCTCCGATATTCATTGCCTGTTCTAACAAAAATGCCACTGCTCCCTGCTGTTCGTCGGTCATACCATCAATAATTTCGTCTAGATCCATTTCTTCGTCCTCCTCGTCTTCTTCGTATTCATCATCCTTTTCTGAGTGTTGAATAATTAATCTATTATCTTCGTCTATAAAACGAATATAAGCATCTTCTGTTCCGTCATCACTATGTCGAAGTACCGTTTCAATCTTAGCCTCTGGATTTGCTCCAGCTAGCACAAGACTTACTTCTTTAATATCTCCATTGGCAACCCTTGGTCCTATTTTTCTAAGCTGGGATGCAAAAATGGATAGGGAATCTAAATCTCCTGACTGAGCCAATTCTTTTGCAATTTGTCCTTTTTCAGTATCGTTAAAAGAACCGTAAATCCAAACTCCTCCTGGCCTATTTTCTAGTATTCCGTGACCAAGGACATTGGTTGGGTCAGTGTGATCGTGATTCCATATGATGGGGACTTTCTTACCATCATTATGCTTAAACGCATCTTGCATAATGGTTATGCCGTCTGAACAGACAACATTATTTTTTGTTGCCCATCCTTGAAAATCATACTTCTTCATTGTATTCCTCCTCACTGTAGTCTTCATTAGAATCTATATATTCTGATTCCTGAGGCTCAACTGATTGTGCTATTGGTTTTTTACCTAGCATGTCTCGTATGTCAGCCGGGTCGAGTATTCCGCTAGCAGTTAGTGTTCCAGACATATTGATAAAGGTTTCAATTGGGATTAATTCAAGGATGTTATAAAAACTTTTTACTCGGTGGCCTTGAGTTCTGGCAGTCTTAGACAAGAATGTTCTTGTCATGGAATTTGTCACTGCAGAGGCTAATATATTACATATTCTATTTTGGTAGTTCTGCATAGTAGACGGCGATGCCGTACCATCAAGCACCCCTTGGGTCATACCCAATTGACTTAGATATTGTGCGGTTAAGTATTCTATCTGTTTCATAAGATTATTCTCAACCGGTCGGTTTAGTTGAGTTATTTTTTCAGTAGCATCAATGTATGCTATTCCCAGTTTATTACCTGTAAGTTGCATCTCGATATCTTTTCTTCTTTCACCAGCCATCTCTTTTTTCAAAGGGTTTTTTAGTGAGTATGGTAGCTGAATAATTAAATCTAACTTTCCAGATCCGGTTTGTTCATCTATTGTATCTAGAATGCTTAACTTTCTAGCAAGTCTTTGCCCAGTTGAGTTTGGAGCATTCATTATCGAAGCAAATGGATTTTCACAGATAGCAATGCTTTTCTTAGGAACTACTTTTTTTTCCATAGTTCCTGTGTATTCGTCATATACTTCAACCCTTATGTCGTTTGGAAACCACTCTAATATTTTGCATACTCTCATTTCATACACATTGTAACTATCTGAGAGTCTTGGGTCAGCATTAGTACTAGTTGGCATTATACCTATCACACCTTCTTCGCACATTGAATATACTGCGTCAAAGATTAATTCTGATCCAGACTGATCTCGGTTTGCTTCCATGGTTAACACATTATTCATGGAGGATTTTACATAGTCTATAACTCGGTTATCCTCGTCGACTTTTATATGCTTGAAATTTCTCGCGCTAACATCAACCGCAAAACGGGTGCATACAGTGCTCAATATAGTTTTATCCTTATAGTTCGCAGAGCGGGATCTGTCTGGTCGTTGATATGACCCCCGGCCTATATAACCAGTTGGATCTTTGTTTCCAGCAAGGGTATTGAACGCATGTTTTACATTATCTATAACTCCCATCTATAGGCTCCTTCCGTTGGTCTTTATCGTGTGCTACCATTTCTTTTTTTACTCATAGTACTAGCTCCGTGTCTTTTACTTCGACTTTGTGTTGGACTCAGTAATAGTTTAGTTCTTTCACGGTCTGCATCTAGTACTTTTCTCTTATTTGTGGCAATCGTGTTATCTACATAACGCTGCATATCACTTCTATTTGCCGACTCCGTATAGGCTTTAATCTGGGACTTCGTCATAGGAGTGCTTTTTTTCTGGTCCTTGTAATATGCATCCTGACGTTTTGCTTTTTCAACATAGTCTTTTGTAGATTTGCTTTTTTTCATAGCTGCATCCTGACGTTTTGCTTTTTCAACATAGTCTTTTGTAGTCTGAGCCTTTTTACGAGATGCATCCTGACGTTCAGCTTGTTTAGTATGAGAGCTGCTTTCTTGTTTCTTAGCTTTATTTCTTGCTGCCGTAGATGTATTATCCGCTTTCTTGATTATGTCTTGGCCTTTGTTCTTGTTTGGATATCGCAACTTATCAATCACTTTAGCTTTTTTGATTATGGCATTCTCTTTCTTTGTTTGAGCTTCTCCTGCCTCGAGTTGATGATTAGCCTTGATAACCAATTTTCCATATTTCTTTTCTAACTCATCTCCAAATTTGTTTAGGTCTTTTTCCTGTTGTTTCTTTTTACCATATTTTTTTGCCGATTTACCGGTACTCTTTACATAGTCGTTAACAATTTTTGCAGCCTCGTTTTGATACTTTTTAGCTGCGGCAAAACTGTTTTTGGATACTTTTGTGTTCTTATTATCGAATACAAGTTCTTTCTGGCCATTTACTTTCTTTACATAAGCTAGTTCTGTAGATTGAGTATTAACAGGCTCTTTTCCAATCTTTACTTTCATACCTTTTTTTGCTTTTGACGAAGCAACGGCAAGTTTAAGCCTCATCTTAGCTTCCGCCATTTTTGTTTGTGTTCCATAAGCAACATTCTTATATGTACCGGTTGACCTCACACTTTTTCCAAGTTTGTTAAGTTGTTTACCGGCAACCCTTCCGGCTTTGTTGACCTGTTTGCCTGCCATTTTTCCGACTATATTAGCTTGTTTGCCTGCAGCTTTTCCGGCTTTGCTGATCTGTTTGCCAGCCATTTTTCCGACTATATTGGCTTGTTTTCCTGCAGCTTTTCTAATGCGATTAGCCTCATCTAATAGTCCTTCGGCTTTCTTTTTCCCATTTGGTACACCATTCGTGAATCCCCATTTTCCGCCATGGGCTATGTAGTTCTCTTTCAAGTACTCATCATATGTCATCCTGTTACTCCTTCCGTTATTGTTTATCTTATTTTTTGGACAAAAGTTTTCATTTAGAGTCTTTCTACATGAACATATCTTTATTCAGCTTAAACGCTACCCAGGCATCTAACATTGCTGAAACAGCATCTATTTTCTGTTCGTATCTCTTTTTATAAAGTTTTCGGTTTCGGTTGGAATCAACTTCTACCACACAATTACCCATTGTAAAAGACATTAGATGTTCATCAAATAAAAGCATTCTTTCTTCGGCCATAGTTTTAAGCTCTCCAAGAGGGACTGTTTCCGTCTTCATGCCCTGGATTACTTTTTCTACAGCATACTTGCCGTTTTCTAATTCCCATCGTGTCATGAATTCCGAAGCATTATATGGATCGTAGCCGACACTTCTAACATCATACATTCTTTCCATTATGTGTCTCTCTAAATCATCATATACATGCATCATGTCTAGTACACTTTCGTCCATAACTACTAGGCTTCCTTCTTGTATAAACTGAGTGTATCTATATTGCATGGCTTCTGGTAGTCGTCTATAGGTTAGTTCTGTAATATAATTTCTGGTCTTAATTCCAAAGTTTCCACTTACCAAAGGAAACACAAATGTAAAAGCACAGAAGTCATCTCCTCTAGACAAATCGATACCCATTGAGCATGGCATCCTATCATAGCTTCTTTTCTTATGAACGAGTATGTCATCATAAGCAAAGAAATACGTAAATCCAGATAGCGGTATTCCAAATCGTTTTGCCATGATATCATTTTTAGCGGCAGGGGCTTTTTCTGCTCTTTCTACATCCTGCTGATAAACAGAGTAGTCTACAGTTATTCCTATATTTGGATTAGCCTTAAGCCATAATTCCGGATAGTTAACCTCTGATATATCGTCCAACTTATAATAGAATATGGACACATGAGGAGCATAATACTCGCCCTTTAATATCTTAGCTAATTCCATTTTAATTGTATCCCCACAACCATCACGTATTGTTCCTTCTGATGACGTGGCGATTATTAAATAGTCGTCTAGCTTTGAGGCACCCTGTTCTATGGCTCCTATTGGATCTTCTCTTAGGTCTCCTGATAACCATTCATCTACGGTGGCTCTTTTTACGCGTAGCCCCTGTAGTTTAGGTATGGTCATAGGTCTAACTTCTAAGAGACTTGCGGTTAGGAAATTCTCAATGCCTTTTTTTGTTGCCGACAATTTAGTTCGATTTGACTTTGGACCAGTGGTATTTTGCAAAGAACCCATTGTTAGGAACTTTAGCAGGGGCCCTCTTGCTCTGGTTATAGCTGTCCGCAAAGGAGACATAACTTCTTCCGCTTGTTTCATTGTAGGGGCAGTTGTAATCTGATGTGTTGTAGACGTGTCAATTATCAAGCTGTACCCGTGATGAAATGAATCATACAGAGATTTTGCAGCGCCTCGTCCAACAATTAGATATTGCTTTTTTGTAAGTCGTTTTTTTATAACCTTAGTTACGTATTGCCCACCGCGTCTATCTCGGTATGGTTCATATACTTTCTTCTCTTCGAAGTAGTACCAACAATAAACTTGTTCTGCCCATAACTTAAAGCTTTCTAACATGTGAACATCGGAGCCATCGGTTAAGGTTAATTCATCTTCACAAAAAGCTATCCAACCATCAGTAGTGTCGTTATCACAATAATATTTTGGGTCTAACACTAAAGAATCGATGCGATTCATTTCCATTGATATCTCTTTATTTACTGGAATCTCGCCGGTCATTACGGCGTTTCTAAATTTGGCATAGTATTTTGGTACGGCCGTATTTGATAACGCCATTGTAATCACCTACTTCTTTTTGTTATTTGCAAAAACGACTTCGCTTCCTAGGAGCTTATTTATTGCTTTTGCCATCGCTGCTGACGTAAGTTGTTCTGCCATTTTTTCTCCCGCTTTAGAAATGGTGTTTGCTGCAAATTGCTTCGAGTCAAAATATTTCTTTTTTACTGGTGGAGCGGGTAATTGATCTATCAAGGCCTTCTCAAGCCTTCGTCTTTCAATTAGCTCTGATATATCTTTGTTGTCCATTTTTTTAATTTTTGCTATATCTCTTTTTCGTTTGGCTGCTTCTATAGCGAGTAGTTCTCGTTTAGACATTTTTGTTTTGTCAACTTTTCTTTTGGAACTACTACTAGATCCTTTACGTTTGCCCCATCGCATTCCTACTTTTCCGTATTGGATTAATAGATCTTGTTCTTCTACATACATTGCTGCACCTCCTTACTCTCTTTTTAAAGGTACTTAATACCTATGTCAATTCTAGAAAACGGCTGGCTCCGTAATACGCTCTTTTTCGATTTGTCTAACAACTACATCAATTCTAAATTCT